GATGTTGAGCGGATGTCACCATCTTCAAGTTTAGGAAAAAGTAGGTATAATTTATCTCTGACCCATTGCTGCAGGCGTCTGCCTTTTGCCTTCGCAGATTGAGGCGTTATAGCCACTTCGGTTTCTCTAGGATCGTATAATCACCCCAGCCTGTCCCGTAGTTTACCTCTTCTTCTGCCCTTGCAATTACTGCTAATGTTTTATGTAATTCCGTCATGGCCCATTTCATTACTTCTGGCCCCATGACATGAAGGTGGGAAATGTACGGAGCTTGTTTTTCACACGCAATAAAATTAAATTCAGTTATGTCATAACCAGCAAGCTGACAGGTATATACATAATGAGCGCCCTGTAAAAAATAGCCATATTTTACGCATTCGGACATAAAACCTTTTGGACTAGCGTCTTGCGTAGTCTTCACGTCATAAACGGTATTTTCAGACTCAATCATTAAATCTGGGCGTGTTTTTAATAACAAACCAGAGATCGGGTCTTGGGCCATTATACTAATTTCGTTTATTCTATCAGGGTGATTTAACGCCTTAGAACAAACAGGATTACTCAATGCACCTCTAGTGATACAATTAGCTACGTTAAACTCCACCTCAGTCAAAAGGACTTGGTCTTTGGTTAACTTTTCTTTCATAGCTTTAAATTCAGCACTGGCCTTAGTTTTTGGGCCTTTGATCACTAAATTTTTATCTTTTTCGAGGAGATTGGCATGAACGGCATTACCCATAGCAAAAGCCGCTGACTGAACAATTTTCTGCCCCTTCCAGTGTGCTAATGACTTTTTGTATACCGCTTTGACAGCACTAGAGGAGATACCATCGATTGAATGGTACTGCTCGTTAGACATATCATCCCTAATAGTAACCTGATGGGAAATTGTCTCTGCTTTTTTTACAGCACTCATACTCATGCTACTTCTTCAAAGTCAGCGTCTAGGCTGTCACCGAGTGCTTCCAAAGCAGCATTATCTATTGAGCCTTCAGACAACGCCTTAAAATACTTATCATCGATGTATTTATGTTCTGCACGGATACTATCGCCAAAGACCTTCATTGTCTCACGCACTTCTTTCGTGAGATCCAGAACGGTATCTAAATCGGGTGTATAACCAAAGGTATACCAAACCACTGATCCGTTTTCATTGTAGATCGAATGTAGTTTAGCCTGGTAGTTGTATACCGCTGAACCTTTCGGAAGAGCTTTAATAAAGTCGTTGTAAAAACCGCCGTAGGTGGAGTTTTTATGGAACATTATGCACGGTTCGTTCTCAATAACGACTTCCGTTCCATCTTCTTTTTTACCAGTATAACTGACTAGTCCACGGATAACCCGGTGTTGCATGGAGCGCCACTTCTTGGCTTCGTCATATTCCATTTCCTTGCGATAATCCCAGGACGGCATACCACAGGCGATACCGCCACGCATGTCACGGGCTTCATCCTTGTAAGGATTTTTAACCGCTAAAGATTTATTTATGAGGGTTCGCTTGCCATCAACCTCATCCCAATGAAAATACTGGACTAGGTTCGACACTGGCCTAAACGTAACTGTCTCAGCATACACAGGATCATCTGTGCCTGTGAGATAGAAGCTTCCTTCTGGAATAGGCTTCTTAGTAATTTTATTTCTAGATTTTGCATTGATACGCAACTCAGGAACACGGACGATGGATGAGTCTCCACCTTTATTAGGTACGTCTGTGCCGAGGATGTCAGCTAGTTCTGCCATCTCGACAGCATCAATTGTAGTTAGATCGCTCATTGCGGATCCTTTCTTAGGTGAACTTATATTGTGGCACAACTAAGTGGCACTAGTCAATCAAATTCTACCTGATCAAGCCAGTTTTTCCCGCCAGTAATTTCGATTTCTAATGGTAGAGCAAACGTGTAATCCCAACGCTGCTCGGCTTCGCCAATAGCACCAACCATAGCCCATTTAAGAGCATCTTTCACTTGATCAATCTCAGTGGGAAATACATCAGCTACCAAGCTATCGTGGACTGTCAGCACCAGTTTTGATTTAAGTTTTAATTCCTTAAACTTTCTGAAAGCACGAATGCAGGAGATCATCATCAAGTCAGCGGCGGCGGATTGAACAGGGTAATTAACGATCTGGGTATAGAAGGTAGTACGACCACCTCGTAGCCTGGTCACGTCCGGCCAGAAGAACTGTCGGCCACTTGGTATCTGCACTATTCCGTTTTTAAGGACGCCGTCTGCTAGTCTCTTATGATATGCAGCAAGACCCTCATATATACTGAAAAATTCCTTAAAGTATGTCTGTATATGTTCTGCCTCATTCATACCTCTTCCGCCATAAATGGGGCTGAAAGAATATTTTTTCGACTGTGTACGTTGGTCTTTAGTAACTACAGATGGATCACACTGATAGATGATTGAAGCAGTCTGCTTATGCAGATCCTTACCTGTTTTAACATCCGATATTATCTGGGCATCCCTGCTTAACTCACCACAAATGACAAATTCAGCAGAACTGAAATCAGCTTCGATCACAGTCCCGTTTTCAAAGCGACTGACAACTGCCCGTCTAACGGGGAAGCCACGCTTTGGAGCGTTCTGCATGTTAGGGGCAGTACTACTAAGCCTGCCAGTAGCAGTGACGCACTGAGTGAACTGGGTATGTAAAATACCGTCAGACCTAGTCCATGTTTCAAAGCCTTTGACGAATGAATCTAGATATACATTGACCGCACTAAGGCGGCTACTTTTTGTAAGAAACTCCACCGCTATCGTGTTGCCCTTGGCTTCAGCTTGGCTGATCAGTCGTTGGATGGTTACCTTGTCTGTTTTGAACCCGTTTATAGATGCATCAGCAGGTGAGCTTGGGTTTAGACGTAGCCCTGCAGTCAGGCCATTAGGTCTATAGAAAGCCCCTACCCCATGACACGCTGGGCATTTGGATAGGTTTTTGTAAGGATCCCCTTGAACACGGTATTTCTTTTTAAGTTTGGTAATGGTCTTCTGTTTATACTTTTGTATATACGCACGGCCATCACAAGCGGTACAACAGACCACATCTGTGCGTTGTATAATCTTTGTGGTTGCACGAACTGCAGCATTAAACTCACTTCTTTTCATGCGAGGCGGATACAAAGGCTTGCCTGTAGGCCCTACCCCAATGTTCCAAACCTGCTGATGATCAGCCCGGTCTATTACTTCCCTGCTGTAGACAACTTTGGTCATGTCAGCGCCGGATGCTAGGTTGATGATAGTATCACCCATGACGCTTTCAACTATCTGATCAAGACGTGTCTTTAATACCTTTTGCTCTTGCTCATACTCAGTCTTAATGCCGCCAAGGACATCTATATCAACCTTGATACCGTTGCGCTCAATCTCAACCAGAAACAAAAGCATTTCATTCATCATGGTTACTGTTTCCACCAGAGAAGCATTACTCTCTTTGGTGTAGTCTTCTTGCTGCGCTACATAGATTTCAGCACAGGAGATTACATCTGCCTCGGCATATTCAATAACAGTCTCAAGTGGCATGGCTTCAAAACCAGTGCCGGACTTAAACAGATCATCAACCAGGTCTGACTTCTTGCGGGTAACATCCCGGCGTTCCGCTGTGGCTTTCAGTGATAGCTTTTGCCTCTGACCTCTGGCGAGAATATACTCACCAACCATAGTACAGTAGACTACTTCTGGTATTTCAAAGCCCATTTCTAACAACCACATCACATCAAACTTTGCGTTGTGGCAGACCAATACATCAGCTTCTTTCAGGGCTGCTCGTAAGCTATCAGGGCTGTCTGGTGTTTCTTTTTCATTATGAAAGAAGATTAAGTTATTTACATAATCAACTGTTGTACCAATAATAAAGCCAAAGTGTGCGGATACGCATCTATTCTCTGGGTGAAACGGGCTATTGTCGATCTTACCCATTAACATCTTTACTGTTGTCTCAAGGTCCAGGCTTAGAACCTTCATTATTTTCTCCCGTAGAAGTGGGTGGAATAAGAAACATCATGGCGGTCAAATAAGTACCAACAGGCGTTGTCTTTGCCTGCGGTCTTGTCGAACCACTTCACCCTACCAATGCTCACAATCTTACGAAGCCGTGGCAGAAAAGGAGTAGACTGCCTGGTATGTATCCAATCGCTATCGAACAACAGCCAGGTAGGTCTGATGTCTGAGAAAATGGTAATCATTGGATGCAGGATGGAACGCTCCCACGGTGGGTTTGTTATGATAAGATCAGCACCACCAATATCTTTTTCTTCCAATGTCAGGGCATCAAGCCTGTCCATATTAATCGCTTGGGGTTCTAGATCATACGCAGTGGTGCAGCGTAGACCGATATTGACTAAGCTTCTAATAAGCGCACCATCACCCGCACAAGGTTCACAGAAGCTGTCCACGTCTTGAATGAATGGTATTAAAGGCTCAACAGCTTCCACAGGCGTCCGGTAGAAGTCACGAGGATTTCTTTCAAAGTTAGATCGTTTACCCATTATTCTACATACCTGCTGATTTCTGGTTCAATGTTGCAGATCACGCAGCCGTGGTAGCCTGACAGCTTGTTCTTGCTGACGTTGAGGAAACGGGTGTGGTCTGGGTTATCGTCCTCTGAGGTGCTATACTTAGCGACACCGATTATGAGGTCTGCTTCTGCTGCCTTGCCGGTCTTGGAGCCTTCAAGCATACTGAAGTCGATACGAGTCTTACCTTCTGCATCTGCAGAGGCTTGGCTGATGCCTAGCAAGGCACAATCATGCCGTTTGGCTAATTCACGAAGGGAGCGATATAATTCACGAATGCGCTCATGGCTGGCATTGTATGTGCCAGAGATCGTAACTTTATCAGCTTGGTCAATAACGATTAAATCAGGCTTTATCTTCTCACAGTAGCCATTGATCGTATCCAAATCCCATTCTTGGATGTCTTTCATAATCAGGCGGTCTTTAATCGATAGATACTTAGACGTAGCTAAATCAGGATTGTCAGCGATCTGCTCACGGGTCATGCCACTACAAGCGGCTATAGCTCGTAGCTTTGTTCGAGTGGATTTTTCTTCGTTGCAGAGATATAGGATCTTTGCGCCCTGCTGGGCGAAGCCGCCGGGGGCTGCACATAAGCTGATAGCCAATGCAGATTTACCAGTTTCAGGACGGGCAAATATGATGCCAAACTCTGCAGGTCCGATGCCATAGACATGCCTCGAAAGTGTTTCAATGTTAAACTTCCAGCGGTTTTCGTCTGAGGTTTCCGATAACAGTTCGTAAATATCGTCCGTAGTTGGGTCACCAAAGTTGTCTGGCATATAGCCGTCCTTAGTGCGCTCAAGTAATGACTGCAGGCGGGTCATAGCTCCCAGGTCACCTTCAGACATGTTAATGCCTAAGTTGGCGATATCTCTGCCCACCTCACGCCGCCAAAGGCTTTCAATTACATCCACGGCTACGGCTGGGGTGATAGGGTCACTGTATTTCAGTAGGTCAACGGTATCTCTGAACTCATTGATCTCTGAAGTGGTGGCGATGGGATTGTTGCATAACCAGATTGAGTACAAATCATCAGCGGTTATGTCCTTTTCGTATTTATTATGTGCGTCACTTAGCAAGTCGTATAAAATTGCTGAATCGTCTGAAAAGATAGATTTTCGTAAGCGGCTCTTACTAATTAAGTAAGTGTCATTATTAAGTAAAGTTTTTAGTAGCGGTATCTCCATAGCTATCGCCCTTCCTGTGCATTGTTAAGTGGCATAGTAATAAACGGTTTCAGGAATAAAAAAAGCCCCTATCTTGCGATAGAGGCCATTTAATTACATATGTGTTTTAAAACAGTACGTTAGCTATTTCTAAACTTCATAGATTTTATATCAGGTGTTTGATCGCCACGGCGTTCTTTTAGGTCTACCTGATGAAAAACAACACGCTTGTTGTTCTTAACGATAGAAGCGATAGCTTCCTGTAATTTGGTTTGTTCTTCAGCAGCTTCTAAAAAACTACCTTCGATGTCATAATCGATGACTACAATGCCTCGGCATTTCATGTGATGTTCCTTCGTATACATTTTGAATGTATGCAGCGTTAACTGCACTTACTTAGTGATTATGTTTAAGTAAATACGATATGTGGGCCTGACCTTGCCGTGTTGCACCAGTTCGTAACTGAGATTCCAAAAAAACCAGCGCTAAATACTCCAGAAGAGTGGTAAGCTCTGCTAGATTCTCTGTTTACCCAATACTTTTGGTACATAACTCGCACCGAGCTAGTCTTTTTAATACTTAAATTTCGTGTCGCTCTCTTGCACGAAAAATTTACATCTAGACTTCGTTCGTCATTTTTTATTTTAAGAGAAATTACCATTTGATAATGTTCCTTTTACGTTCGGCTGACCCAGTTGTTGATCTCACGGAGATGCCATCTAGGACGCCAATTGATAGACTAAGATTGCATCTGTTTTGATTTGTAATCGTCCACATAGGTGCAGTACTTGGTGGACCTACTTTTAAATTAGTCCCTCTGTACACCTGTGCCGAGTTCTTGATTGGATGGTCAACAACATCATTAAATATGTTTAACATTAGATATCCCCCCCTAAGTTATTATTTCCAAAATCTTCTCGGCAGTCAGATACTTTAGATCAAGCTTTGTTAGCCTTACTGAACATTTCATACCCATACTTCCTGCCACAGATATTGCTTTGCTAGATGCATCATTGTCAAGCACTAATGTCAGTTTTGTGTATTTATTAAGTGCAAGTTTTATACTTTTAGTAATGTTAGTACCTAAGAGCGCAACTCCAACAAGACCAAGTGCATTAGATACCGCACAGGCTGATGCCACGTCTTCAACTAAAATAGCATGATCACCATTACCTACATGAATACCCGCAGAAAGATCACCATAACTCCACCATTTGGAGCGTACAGGCCGCAAAGAGCGTCCAACAGCACCTAACTGAGTGTGATTGTAGAAAAGCACTCTGTGTTCTTTTGGAGCATAACGTACTTTTATATCGCCTCGCTCAAATGCTTCGTAACTGTTGACGTGCTTCAAGTAATCGATTGCAGGCTGGTGAGTGCTAATCCTGGTGGTGAGAGTTGGTACATCTTTGTAACTAGGTTTGTGCCTCTGAATGGCAGCACCTGCGAGATAGGATTTGGCTGCTGATATGTTTCTCTGCCCGGCATAAGATCCTTTGACATTGCAAGAAGCTCTAAAGCAATTCCATACAAGTTTGCCGTCATACTTATCAATTGTGAATTTATCTTTACCGCCACAGAATGGGCAGTCCATCTTCTTGCGATCACCCTCTTTAACGGTGAGGGTCTTTACCAGTTCAACCTGATCCCTGTAGCTAGACATCGTCCATTTCACCGCAGCCGGTGCATAGCTTAGTAAAAACGTAACTGTGGTCTTTTTCTAGGAAAGCTAGGTCTTGTGGGTAAACGGTGTGCTTGTGAGTATGTACCAGTAAAATTGCTTGTGATCCTCGAAAAACAGGCAGGCAACATAACTCACATAAGAAGGTGTTTTTAGTTTGATGTTGCTCTACGGCTTGTAGTTCTAAGCTTCTTGCCTTCAATTGACTATGCCCCTTAACTATTTACTGCAGCTACCCTAGACAGGTGCGCCATAGTGTATGCAATACTTTCTTTAAGTCAAGCCACAAATTAGGTGGCATAGCTAGAGGCGTAGTGAATTTACTACTCCGTAAGCCATTAATAACGCATACTATACTGATAACGGATTGGCCGCAAGTTCAAGTCTTGCCGGGCCTACCACTACATTGATAACATTGGATATTATTGTGAAAATATCCCCCGTGGGGGTTTTATTTTTTCCAGTAGGGGCATTTTTGAATAAAAATGAACTCATATCAGTCGGAATGTTGTGATTCGCAAAGGTGCTTCCACGACACTGGGAAGATCTCTGACATTTTACTGCTGATATGGTCAGCTACTATTCTAGTCTCAAATTGACTGTCTGATTTGCATCTAAGTTGGCACATTGAAGCGAATGCATCCAGGCTACCGGACCAGTACCATTCTGTCATTGTGTTTTGTGGCAGCACCATACGTGCTTGCTCTTCACACACGTTTCTATCCAACATACTTTTGTACAGCATTTCTACAATACGTTGGGTTGTAGCAATGTGAATATTTTGGTCTTCCAAGGCTGGACCGCTGCCCTGCTTTTTATCTTCAGACTTACCACGCCAGACCTCTGGGCGATAAAACTCTGGGGTATCGCTCACATATCTACGACTGATCTCATTCCAACGCAGAAACTTATGCT